CCGGTTTGGGCGGCTGGAATAAAGCGGCAAAATTTGCTTCTGAGCTAGGTGGAAATATACAGGGTGCGGGCGGTGTGTTAGTCAAAGGTTTGAGCAAAGCCGGCCTAAAGGGTTTGAAACTGGCAAGCGCCAGCGGCGGCTTAGAAGGTGCGGCCTATGGGGCAACGGGTTCGGATAGTTTGGATGAACTGCCGGAAAATGTGGCCTGGGGAGCGGCTTTGGGTGCAGCATTGCCGTTTGGAATTCACGGCGTCGGAAGAGGTGCCAGATCTGCGGCTAAACTGTTTAGTCCCCGTTTGATGACTGCGGGATTAAGCGGCGGGTTGAGTAATGTAGCCGGCAATCCGGAAGCGGTTAAGTTGTTAAAACAGGGGGTAAAAAATAATGATGACATTGCGGAAGCCTATCTTAACCGGGTGCGTCCTGAATTGCGCGGAACAAATAGTGCAACTGCGGAAACGGTTGACAATTCGTTGGCCAGTCGTATCAAAGTTCCGGAAACGATAGCATCGGAACGCGCCCGTTATGGTGACTATATGAACAAGCATGGTGCCGACGAGGTGTTGGATTTTGCACCGCGAAAATATCTTTCTGATATTATTCCGGAAAGTAAATATAATCCTAGCATTGGCAGGAGTAATTCAGAATATGAAAAGTTGTTAAGAGAGAGAGCAGCTCAAGTAGGTAAAGATATTTATGGAGACGTGAATCATTTAATGAAAGAGGGACGCAAACCTTATGTCAGAACTCTAAAAAATACGCTTGAAAAGCCAGATATAACTTATACTCAAAACAAGGATGGAACGGTTAAAGACTATTTCACAAAAAAATATACGGATGGTAGAGATGGTTCACCTTTTTTTGATATTGTTTATACAAAAGATGGTGACGTTTACAGTAAATTCAATACTAATTCAAATTATATTGCTAATCAGTTCAAAAAACCCGTTCAAAACTTATCTTTGAACGGGAAAATATCTGGTAACCAGCAGGGGATAAGTCCCTTACCAGAGTATATTGATAATATAGCACGAAATGGTGCAGTTGTCAATCCTGAGCTTCCTCATGTTTCGAGTTTGTACGAGGGGTTGACGCCGTGGCAAATGGGGCAGTTAGATAAGGCGTTAAAAACCGGATTGTCAAAGACCAATATGAAAGCGGGTAGCTTGGAGAGCCTTAACAAGGTCAAGCAGGAAATAAACGAGATGATTTCCAAAGCGCAGTCGACTGACAAGCCGAGCGAAGTTTGGCAGTTGCAGGAGCTGAAAGGCAAGTTTGACAATGCGATGCCGCAAGGGCTGAAAGAAGTTGACGCCGGGTTTGCCCGTGCCAAACGGCTTGAAGATGCTTTTGACAAGGGGACGCACTACAACCCGAACAACGTAACCGGAGCAGATACAATAGCGGCAATGACGTCAGATGAACAAAACGCTTTTGCACAAGGTTTGTTCAAGCGGATAAACAATAATTCGCTGACAGATAAAAGCCTTGCCGATGAGGCTCTGAAATATGAAAACACGCTGGCGCAGGTTTTGCCGGGGGATGTTTACAATCGGTTGATACAGGGTTTAAACCGTCAGTCGACGAAGTTCGGGCGTTTGTCGGAGTTGGGCCGGGCGGCGGAAAACCGCTTGAAGACGCCGGAGGGAACACGTTTCTTCGGTCGTGAGCAGTTGGAAAGTAAGGGGTCGCTGATAGGAAGCGGTCTTGACTGGATTAATAACCTATTGCGCGGTCAGGCAATCAGGCGCGCCTCAATGGACTTGCTGGATCCGACCTTTGTCGGTCGCCCGTTAGGTGACGGTTGGGTTGTCAATAATCCAAACCTTGCGGCTGGTCTATCATCGGCAACGTTTAACAATTTGAGGAACAGATAAGGCACCGGAGGCGGTGCCTTTTTCTTATGAGAGGAAAGAATATGGCGGTAACAAATATTGTTTACCCTTATGTTTTTGAGGGCGGAGAAAAAGCGGTGGCCTCGGAGGTCAACGCTGATTTTGATCAGGTGAAAATTTTTGCCAACTCGGTTATTACTGAGATAAACGCAATTAATCAGGCAATTGCGGATTTGGAAGAAAAACCGACACGGGAAATGTTTGACATTTATTTTTCCATAAAAGGGGAAACGCCGACCGGGGCGTATCCGTTGTGGACGGGCGAAACGATCACCAACTGCAAAATCCTTTATCCGGATTTTTGGAACGAACTTAATCGGTTGGCTGGGATTAAAGCCGTGCCGACGGTGGAAAGTAACGCGGCTTTTGACGATATGCTGGAAGAATACGGCGAATGCCCGTGTTTTTATATCGATACGCTGAATGGCCATGTCCGATTGCCGAAAATTATCCGTTTTATCAGTTCGATCAGTCAGCTTTCAGAACTTGGGATGGCTTATAACGACCAGATAAAAAGCCATACGCATGGGCTTCCGGGGGCAAATTCGGCCTGTGCCGGCGGCGGAAGACTGCTTTATGTGTACGGGGCAAGCGATTCGCCGGCACAAGCCAATTACCGCAAGTCTTCGGCGAGCGGAAGCAATGAGGGCTACCCGAAGCACGTTCGTTTGCCGTTATATATTCAGGTGGTTAACAATACGGCGGAAATCTCCCGTTTTGATGTCGATGCGCTGAAAAAAGAGCTGGAAAAAGCGCTGGCTGATTTGCAGGACGCATATAACGGATATATTGCTGGTTTGGAAGAAGCTTTTGAAAAAGCCAAGGCTAACCTGGCCGAGGCGGCAGAACTCTACAAATACGCAAATGTCAATGTACCGGTCGCTTCTTTTGCCCAAGATGCAACTTATGATGAATATCCGTATAAGGCGGATATTGTTCTGCCGGAAATAGGGGATTCTTTGGTACCGACGGTAATATTTTCGTTGGCGGATTCGGAAAGCGGCAATTTTGCACCGGTGGCGGAGAGCGGCGCCGGTTATGTGCGGATCTGGGCAAAAGAAAAGCCGGAAGAAGCCGTTGTTATTCCGACGATTTTGTGTCAATGAGGGAGTTTTTAGCTATGCTGGGAAAAACAAACAGTAATATGGGCGGCAAGGCAGCGGCTGCCGCGTACGTTTTTGAGAACAGCACACAAGACGGAGAGTTTCCTCTGAATGCGCTGACGTCTGACAAGGTGCAGACGTATCAAGATGACGAAAGTCTTAAAACCTGGCTGGAGACGCCGACCGAAGATCCGGCTTATATGGTTCTTGCCGCTGACAATATCAATGCTTTTGATAAAAACGTCGAAACTTATACCGGCAATTATAAAATCGTCTGGAAATTCCCGACGGCGGTTAAAGCCCGGAGTTTTAAGACCAAAGTGACAAACGGATACGACAACTGGCGTCTGTATGGCAGCAATAATCCGTTGTCGGTTTACAATGCCTGGACCAGGTACGAGTATTCCGACGAGACGGGAGAACTGTTGATAAATACGGCGGAGCGCTATCAGGTTTTAAGCGAAGTGACGCTTTCACCAAAGCAGCCGTATCAATATTATATCCTGACCGGTGCCGAAAACGGATCATGCGACCTGTATGAAGCTTCGCTTCTGGCAACGTCGGGAACGGTTTCCTGTTCACTTGCCGAAGGAAACATGACGCCAACGATAAGAGTTTATTTGGAAGACTACATGCAGCTGATTACGCAGCCGTTTTATCACAAAGGCAAAACGTTCGATGAACAAACGCTGATTATGAAGCCTTATGAGGAAGGCGGCAATCTGATAAATTATACGGACGACGGTTCGGCGGTTGATTTGAAAATGTATTTGTTGACCGGTACTGACAAGCCGGCGCTTTATCTGCTGTCGCCGGATGATATGTTCGAGCGGCCGGAAGGCTATGCGGATATGACTGAAGTGGCGGACTTATCTTTGCCGGCGCATATTTACAAAAACGCAGGCGGCGAATGGGTGATGGGAAAAACAGACTGATGCTGAGGTTTTTAATTGTGTTTTGGCTGGGGCTTTTGCTCTGGCTTTTTTTATAAGGAGAAAAAAATGTTTATTGCCAACAAGAAATTTTCCCGGGCATGGGAACCGGTGACGGAAGCGGCAACGGGAGACACTTTTGCCGTTCAGCCGTTGCTTCGGGATATTGAGTATATCGTTTTGGATCGTCAGCCGACGGAAGACGAGCGCGGCGGGATTGTTCCTGCTAAAGCGCAGCTGATGTTTAAAAAGGTCGGCGGAGATTTGTATATGCGTGATCCTGACGGTTTGGGCGCTTCTGTCGTTAATATTGAAAGGATAGAAGAATGAACGATTTGTTATATGCCGGCGGTGCCATGCCGGCCACGGGGAGCGGTGGCAGCGATATTGATGTCAGTGGCCTGTTGAAAACGGATGCCAGCAATCTGGCGCCGGCCGGAAGAGAAGCAATCGCCGGGATTGCGGTTGCAAGTGTCAGCCTGGATAATCTGGCAGATAAGGATTTAAGCAATCTGTCGTCGGCCGGTACCGCGAAACTTCCGCACCCGTGGGTTTATTTTGCGGCGAAGAACGTTTTGGCAAACGGTACGATCGGCGCCAACAAAGTTTCGACTTTTGCTTTGGATTTCTTGCCGGACGAAGGTTTGTACGAGATTATGGGCAGCGTATTTTTTACGTCGAATTCAATCGTTACGATCCGCGGCGCGTTGAATCCCTCAATTTATGACGCGATAGCGTCTTCGCCGACAGCCGGTGTCTTTTTGACGACGGGCGAATCCCGCTGTGCCGGTTTTTATGCCGCTTTGGTGAAAAACAAGACGATCCGTTTTTCCAATACCGGCAACAACGAGGCGACCAACGGTTATATCAACGTTATCGCATATCGAA